TAGGCAAATCCGTCAGTGTGGTCGGGTTCGTGTAATTGCGAGCAGGGGTATAAAACAAGTCTTGCATGGGCGCCCCCAAATCCAAGGGGATGAGGTACTCCATGTCCGTCGTCTCAGCACGCCGCAGCTGAAGCTCTTGCGTCACCACCGCGCGCTGTTCTTGCGTGGTGGAAATAGTACGCACGGTCCACCGAATATTCTCGGGTTCAACCAGCACGTCATCGGGTTTTACCGGTGGGTAAAACGACATGCGCCCTGTGGTGGATTGCTGCTGAAGCTTACCCGAGTTGGTCGGCTGTTGATTGGCCGGTGTTGGATCAATGCTGACCCAAATTTCAATAGGCTTGTGGTACCCCCGTACAAACGACGTATCGAAGCAGCTACGACAACCACTGAACTTCCGCTTTTGAAGGCGGGGGTTCCAGCAATCTGCACAACGCTGCCCAAACGTACGCACGGGTAAAAGCCAACAGCGGCGCCCGATGAACTCGTGCATCAGCAGGTTCAGATGCAGCCGCAATTCCTGAGCGATGAGCGTCGGCTCGGGGGTCTTAGCGTAGGGTCCGTAAAGCTTAACTTCCCCGGTTTGCTTATTACGGATCTGGATCTTGTAGTGGTACTGCCGGTAGATATTCCCAACCTTGACCAGGTTGTCGATGAACAAGAACGCGTCTTCGAGCTCCTGCGAAATGGGGTCGAAGGGGCCCGAGGCGGACTCAGCGCGCAGAACAAGAAAGGTGTAATCAAGAAGGTCTTCCGCTGTATCTCCGACTTCCCAAGTTAACTGGTTGTAGTCGAGGGACAACGACAGAACGCGCGCTTTAGTAATCGCCAAACCCGGCATTTAGGGAGCCCTACTTGTCGTTAAAACCGTTGGCTGCGCCTGAAATAATACCGTTGATAGCGCCGCCGGCGCCTCCGATAGCAGCCCCGGGTAAAGCCCCAACACCACCAAACAATGCGCCTCCAAGGGCGCCCCCGGCTGCACCCGTAACCCCTTGAATGGCCCCTTCGCGCAGCGCGCCCTTGATAGCGCCGCCGATGCCCGCATGCTTGGCGCGCAAAGATGCTTGCTGTGCCTCTGCGTGCGCCAACGCTCGCCCCGCCAGATCGAAGCACGCTTCCTTGGGCAGTCCTGGGAAGGCCGGAAGAAAGGGGCGCAGGACACTCGCTGTCTTCACGGCCATCGAAGGAACCGGGGGTCGCTTTACCGCGGGCGCCTTCAGCCCCTGGGTGGGATCCGAGCACGCCGCCAGCTTACGCACGAAGGCCAAATGCGCGGACTTCATGCTTCCGTCTTCCGCTGCCGGCTCTTCCTCTTCTTCCAGATCGTTTTCTTCTTCCAGATCGTTTGCCACCGGCTCCGCCTCGCCCCCCGCGCGCAGCTTGGACAACTCGAGGTCCAGTTGCCGCTTCTTCAACCGAACCATGTCCTCTTGGGCATAGAGGTTGTCGATCTCGGGTTCCGGCTTCAACCGACGCTCAATGCGCTGCGCTTCGATCTTGAGCAGCTCTTCCTCAAGCGCCAACGCTTTCTCATACAGCGCCGTGTCTTCGTAGCGCGCGAGCCACTTCCCATCGTCACCGTCGCCGCAGAATGCCTTCTTAACCGAGCCCAGCCGCGCAATCTTTTGAATCTCGTTCAGAGGCAAGCGCGTCAGATGCGCCGTCAACTCATCTTCGGTTTTCTTGTCCGAAGCTTTCTTCACCAACACGTTCAGAAATGCATCCAGCATGATGGTCTCCTACTGCGTCAGCAGTCGTTGAAGTTGGCGGCCCTTGTCCTCGATACCGCTGCCGAGCAGCGCCCCTTGCACAGCGCCCTTCCCTGTATTGCGCAGCATGGCCTGGGTCGGATGCGCCAAGGCCAGCTCCCGCTGAGCCAACTGGGTCTTAGCCATGGCCAAGGCGGCGGCGCTGCCATAGCTGCCGTCTTGGCTTCCCATCAGGGCGTCAATGCGGCTTTGCACCGGGTCAAGGCCCCCCTGAATTCCCTGATGGGTTCGGTAGGCTTGGTCCGCACCGCCCACCAAGCCGCCCAGCAAAGCGCCGCCGAGCGCTGCGTGCTTCTGCAACCCGCGACGAAGCACCGACGCCGTCTTTCCCACCTGCGTCAGGCTTTGGGCCATGGACGGGTCAGGCCCCGGCGGGCCGCCCGCAGTGGCATTCATGTCAGGCGACCCCGCGGGCGGCGCCGCGCCAGGGGCGGTTTGCGCATCAGGGGCCGCGCCGGCGGGCCCCCCCGGGGGGCCCCCACCCGAATCCCCTTGAGCCGGAGGCTGCGGTGGGCCCGCATTTAAGCCAGCATCGGGAGCGGCCGGGGGCACCGTTCCGAGCGGTGTGCCCATGGGCGTTCCCTGCCCCGTACTTTGCGCCAAATCCATGGCGGCTTGGGCATCGGGATCTTGGGATGCCAACTCCATCAATTGCATGCGTAGGTTCTGCTGCGCGATCCGCATGCGCGACGCGGTCTCCATTTGCTTGAGCGCGTCGTTCTTGGCGTTGACCGCTTCATCAAGCGCGGACTTGATGCGCGGCGCTGCCGAGGCGGCATCAGCCTGAGCTTGAGCCGCCGCCTGCTGCATCTGCTGCACCTGCATTTGCGCTTCTTGCTGCGCTTGCGCCACCTGCTGCTCGGTCGCGTGCAGCTTCGAACGGTAGAAGTTGGCCTCGTTTCGATCCTGAAACTGTTGCCCCACTTGCTCGGCTTGCAGGTAATTGACCGGGGTCAGCTCCGGATCATCGGTCGGGGAAGCCATGGGGGCTTCCGCATCGGGGATGCCCTGAAGCTCATCAGCGGTCTTCGTTAAAGAACGCACCATGCGCATAGCCAACTTGGCGATGTTCGCCTTCTTGTGCCGCGCAATGTCCGCCTCGGTTCCGAGCTCACCCCCCACCCGATGGCCCGCGGCGCCACCCAGAGCGGCGCCCCCTAGCGTCGCCATCGGATGGCCTTTACCGAGCGCATGCCCAAGCACGCCCCCGGCCGCTGCACCCCCTAACATACCGAGGGTTCGCCCTGCCCGCTCCCCGCGGCGCGCGGACTCCCGGTGGTGCTCCGCAGAAATGGTGGTCACCGCCCGCTGCCGCCCGGTCTCTTTGAGCTCTGCATCGGTTGCGTTCTCCTTGGCCCACTTCGCCATCAAGGCAGCGACCTTGGAAAAACCACTGGCTGTCTTTTGGTCTGGCGGTGCGGGTTCCTCTACAGCTTCTTCCGAAGGCGCCTCCGACGCTTCTTGCGGCGTGTCCTCCCCACCTTCAGGGAGCTCTTGATCCTCGGCCCCTTCGTCTTCACCAGGTTGTTCGACGCCCGCGGCTTCTTCCGCCTGTTGAAACTCGGGGCTTTCGATGGCCTCTTGTTCGGGGGTCTCATTTTCCTCGTGCCGCTCGAGCATCACGGGCGGCGTAGGAATCATAGGCTTGTTCCCATACTCGGGTGGCAGTGCCCGCCAATACTTATCCAAGTGGGCCTGGCATTCGCCCATGTACGACTTGATCTTGAACTTCATCGGGTTGTGCCCGAGGACTGCGCACAACTCGTGATAGCTCTGAATCATTTCTTGTTCAGCGCGGATCATACGTTGCGCTACCGCGAGAGGATCGGTACTCGACGGGGGCATCTCCGATTCTGGGATGTGCGGTGCACCGGCCAAGACCGCCATGCGCTCCACCAAATACTGAAAGGCGTTCTTGTGATCCCACTCCGTGTCACAAATGACGCGTAGAACTTCACCGGCGTAGGGGCCTCGAATGCTTTTCGAGTAGATGAGCCCTGCGGTCATCAGCCGTAGCAAGTGCATGGCGCACGTACCCATAAGCTGCACCGCGAACTCGAGGGGTACTTCAAATTGCCCTTCGAGAAGCCCGGTCTCATCCGGCGCGTCTTGCCACCCTGCGGTCTTCGTCGAAACGCGCGCCACCTTGACCTGAAGGGGCTGCTTCATGGACACGAAGTAAGCACTTGCCATGTGGAGGGGGATCTGCGCGTCTTCGCCGAAAAGCGCTCGCTCAAAACTGTTCGTCATTTAGAACTCCACTACCACGTAGTAGCCCTCGAGCCGTGCTTTACCACTACTGTCGATGTAGCGCGGCGTAGCCCCCGAAGGACCGTTGAACAAGGTACCGATCGCGTCCGTTGCGGAGCTGAACCCGAAGAAAGGATTCGCGGTTCCACTCTTACTCAGGGAAATCCCACCCCCCAATGCTTTCTGCAGGATGTGAATGTACTTGTCGCGCCAAAAGGTGGCGAGCGCCGGGAGTACAGCAGCGATCTGCTGAGAAATCTGCTGGAACGTCAGCCCCTGCTCCAAAACATCAGAGAACTGTACCGTGCCTGCGGGCAACGTAAAGATCAGGGTCGAACCGTTCAACCCGTAGATGCGCCCGTTTTGGGTAACAACCTCTTTACCACCCGAAACCCCTCCCTGAAGGAAGAACTCCATGTCCTTTAGGTTGTCGAACTCATAGGTATGAAGAGACACGGGTGCTCCTTAGGTAATGCAAACTCTACCACTAGTAACTGAGGTACGAAGCGTTCACACTCCAGAGTTCTGAATGCAAACCGGTGTTCATGGGGCCGATAATCTGCCCGATGTTCAGCGAGACCTTAACCCGCTGCTTCATCTGCTCCGTCGTCCCTTTGAAGTACTGGAGCCAGTTCATGATGAGCGGCGTTTTATCGTTCACGCCTACGTTGATGCCGCCGTTTGAATAATTGATGTGGTTTCGCGTTTGAAGGAGCCCTACGGACTCAAGCAGCGAACACGTGGTCATGCGTGTGAGCAGCGCCTGTTGATGCCATTGAAGCAAATCTTCAAGGCTGAACGCTCCCAAAAAAGGGGGCGTCCCATTGAAATCCGAAAGGGCGTCCATCACTGCCCACGCAATGATGCGATCCGTGGACTCTTCCCCGGTCAGTAAACGATTGAGCTGAGGGTGATCCCGCGTAAAAAGCCGCACAGTCTGAACAAACGCCTGCATCGTTTGGCTCATCGCCTGAACGCCCTGCAGCTTTTCACCGTTGGCCATAGCGCTTACCCTCGTCGACGCCGTCGACTGCCCGCGCTCGTGTGCACTTCTTCTGACGCAACGGGTGTAGTTTCCGTCGTGCCTTCTTCAAAAATTTCCTCGACCGAAAGCTCCGCCGTATCCACGGCGACTTCCTGGGTAGAAGTAAGCCCTTCTTCCGTGGGTACTTCAGGTACCTCAGGAGGCACAACGTCCTCGAGGGTTGCGTCTTCTCGCAGAGCGTCTTCGGTAACCGCCGCGAGGGTTGTCAGATCCACCCGTTGGCTTCGGGCGTTGTACACGCGCACCAGTCCCTTGCGCTCCTTGTCTTGCACTTCATGAATGTGCTTTCGAAGAAAGTCGCCGGTTACCGGAGAGGGGCGGCCCCGAACAACACGGACCAGACCCCCCGCCAAGAAAAGGTTTTTGGTGCTGCTCTCAGGACCCAGCAGTGCCCGGCGCACAGAGCCGGTGTGAATCGACCGGGTGGTATTGAAAATGAAAAACACATCTTGCGGCATGATCGTAGCCTACCTTGAAACGCAAAAGAGGACACCGACGACCGGCGCCGGTGCCCTCTTAATCCGGGCCGACAGAACTACGCGAGTTCCCTCAGGTTAATTGGCGACGATCTGGGGGAATTTGAGCCCTTCGTTCACGCGGTTGTTGATGGCGCCAAGGCTATCTTCAGCCACCGGAATGAAGTTGTCGAGCAGCGTGTCCTCATCGTTGGCCGTAGCGTCCGCCGAGTAGAGCTCGATCTTGCCAACGCTGGCGATGTTGATGACCGCCATCGCGATGTCCTCCCATGCCTGGAAGGTGATCGTGTTGGCGACCTTGTCGATGTAGAACTTGGTCTGGTTAAGCACGTAGAACTTCCCGAAGAACTCGGGTTCCGCGAAGAAGTAGATGTTCCCACGGCGCAGGATGTCGGTCTTCACAGTCCGGATGTACGGGCGGCCCACGAGCAAATTGTACTTGTACCCGTCGACGGTGGTCTCCGACTGAATCCGATCGCCGGTGTCTTCCACGGTCCAGGACAGGACATCGTCGAAGTCAGTTTCGGTCAGAAGGAAGCGTGCGCACCGCAGGCGTCTTCCGTCGATGATCTTGAAGCCCTCCACGATGTCCTTGCGCTGAACCGGGCGGATTACCGCGTCGTTCGTATTGGCGGCGCGCGCAAGCTCCCCCTTACGAACCGAGAACTCGACCGGAGGCGCACTGCCTTGAAGAGCTGAAGCGTTCAACGACACGATCGTTCCACCGTTGGCTTCCTGCTGAAGCGCCTGAACCGCGGCTTCGATATGGATGACGAACTCGCGATCCTCGATCTCCTGGATGTCCTTCACCGAATTCTCCTCGATGATCTTGGTGATGGGCATCTCATACGCTAGTAGCTCTTGTTCGGTCTTCTGAAAGACCTCCGAGCTGATCGTGAAGAAAGCTACCTCGGCGCGCTCACCCCGGATAAACCGGGCCGTGGGCTGTCCCCGGAAGCTGATCGCCATGGCCCGGCTCTTGGGCTCGATGTCGACGATCTTGACCAGCGTGTCATGCCGCGTTGAACGCTGGCAGTCCGTACGCGTAACCTGCTCCGGGGGCACGATCTTGCGAACGAACGAAACCTCGCGAAGACGATCGCGAATGTAAGAGCCGCCAAACTGGGCGAGCTTTTCTTTGCCCCCGGGTTCGCCGAGGCGTGTGTTGAACAGATCGTTGACTTGCCGTGCCGATGCCATCTGATTCTCCTTTAGTTAAGTAGGCCGTTGTTCACCACACGGCTTAGAAGAGGTTGCCTCCGCGAAGACGCAGCCAACCGTTGTTGGCAGCGGGCAACTTGGTGACGTACCCAACGATGCGGTCGGTGTCGTTCGAACCGCCATGGCCCACGAGGCCGCTCAGGGTCCGTACCCCGTACACGCCACCCACCGAAATGCTGGCCACCTTGAGGGGTTGCAGCATGGCGGCGATGGGCGCGCCGTTTGCCCCCGAGACCTCGGCCGGATCGTAGATGCGCGTCTCGAACTCCCAG